ATGCTCAATAGGAATTCCCATTTCAAGTTGGTGCTTCACAAAGGAAACATCAAGACGATGCTTTTTGGCAATTTGCTCAACTGTTCTATGGGGTTTCAGTTGCATTTATATATTTAAGATTTCTCTTTATTATTTAGAAAACCTTGCTTGAGTAATTTTTGCAATTCAGAGGTCGATCCTACAAATACCGCGTTGTTAGTAACATTATTAGTTGTTTTTATATCATTTTCTTCAATACTTTTCATTTTTTTCTGCAAATCGATTAATTTATCTGCAGTATCTCCGACACTTTTCAAAATTTGACCAGCAACTTCATATGCTCTAGGACTAGCAGTTTCTGCAGCCAATTCCATAATTCCATTTAAAGTTTCTTGTCCTTTTTCAATAAGTGAGTATAATTGTGCTCTACTATACGCATAATCTTTTTGAACATCATCTGGAGTTGTTTTTATTAACTTAACATCCGATGATTTAGATTCAACTTCAACAATACTACTTTCAGTATTCAGTGCTTTATCAATAGACTCAAAATCATTTATCATTTTAATTATCCATTAAATATCAGTCTGTTGTGTTGGACTGTAAGATTTAGAATCGTTAAAGAATTCCCATTCATCATTAAATCCAAAGTCATCAGCAGGACCAGCATCAATAGGATCTGGAACAACTGTGTATCTCATTTCTCTTTTAGAGTTTACTGTATCAGTACCAGTATACATATCGACCTGTGCCTTACGAATAAGTCCATCAGTTGTATCTGCAATAGGACCAAACAGATAAGTTTTTGCAGTAAAATTTAATGTATAAATCAAAGATCTTCTTGTTGAAAAATCTCCTTCATAATCATCTTTAAAAGAAATATCATCCAAATTGAGAGGAATATCTCTTTTCTCCCCAATTGAATCAACAAGATCTACAGTCAATGTAAATGCTGGTTGAAAATAAGGAAGAATTTGTTCCACGATTTGTAATGCATCATCATTCAATTTGCACATAATATTAAGTTGAAACCCAATATTATATGGAACAGGCATATAAACTTTTTTTAAATTTTGTCCATCGGATGCCTTAAAGGATTGAGTTACACTTGCCTTTCTTGTAGGATCATATCTTATAGAAGTCATTTCAAATGACATTCTTGGTAAAGTAATTTGGACGGGTTTATTTAAATCTGCTTGCTGCGTTAGTCTGGCAAGAAATTTTTGAGTTGGTCCATATGCTAATGGTACTCTCAGTTCACTATAAGGATTATCATTAGCGTCTTGATGCTTAATATAAATTTCATTGAAAACAGTACCAAAGGCAATAATTGTTTTCCTTATAATATGATGATAATAGTAAGTTCCTAGCATTAATAGTTACCAAATGGATTTGATTCTGAAAAATCGACAATAAGATCTGCTTCTTGTTCAATCTCATCATTTTGTTCATATTTATCTGCAAATTCACTTTGAGATGTAATTTGTAAAGTATACATTGCAGAAGATGCAGATCCTACTATATTTTCTCCAGGAACAAATGATCCATCTATAACTCCAACTTGAAGAATATTTGTATCCTTATCCCACATTTTAACCCTAGATTTTGTACCAGAAATTGATCCAGTTACAATTTCATTAAATGCATATGTACCAATTCCTGTTAATAATGGTGGAGGTGCTATTGTTATGGATGGGGCACTTGTGTATCCTATGCCAGCATCTTGAATGAGAACTTGAGTTATACTTCCTGCAGTGCCAATAATAACTCTACCAACTGCAGTTACTGCTATTCCTGCGGTTGGAGAACTAAATGTGATTGAAGGTGCCACTGCATATCCATCTCCATAAGTTTGTATTCCAATCGCACCAATACCATAATAATCTTTAACAATTTCACATGTAGCAGCTGCTCCAGCACCACTTCCATTGGGATAAATTATAATTGAAGGGGGTGTTGTATATCCAGAACCTGGATTTACTAATAAAATTTCTTTAATCGAACAAACTCCCCCCCTACAAGTTGTAAAAGCAATTGCCGATGCAGTTGTTCCACCAGCAGGAGCTCCTGTAAAAGATACTGTTGGTATTCCAACATAATCATATCCATCATTATTTAAAAATATCTTTCTAATATATCCACTGGAAATTCCACAAGTTGCAGTTGCTTGTTGTCCAGTTGCAAATAATTGTAAAGATGTGATATATCCCTGATTTTGTAAAGTAGAATCAATTTCCTCAATAGTTGTGTTCATATCATTCCATCCACCAACTTCATCTTCATATTCGAATAATTCACATGTTAATTCATAAACATATGTTTTCCCTAATTGATAAAATGGTTTTTCATGCTCAACAAATTTTACTTCAAATAATCTTTTACCTAAAGGAAAATATATGATATCACCTTCTCTAGGTCTTGTTGATAATATTATTTCATTATCATCCATAGAATCTAAAAATGGAGATATAAAATCTTCAAATCTTTCTTTCGATATTATTAATGTTACCTCATCTTTCAAATTCATTCCAAATTTTGTTAAAATATCTCCAGATCCAGTATAACCTTCATAGTTGCTTACATACGCTTCTATCGAAAAATTATCATCAAATTTTGAGGAAGTGACTTCTCTTATTATCGTCTCTCTTCTTACAAATTTTCTTGGAATGTAAGAAACTTCTACACCATAAATTTTCAATTGCTCATTAATCAACTCTTGAATAAGTCTCTGTTCTCCTGGAGATCCTTGTAAGAAAAAGGGATTAAGTGCCATTATCCAATAAAATCGTAGGGTGGAAGCTCGTATTCCAGAGCCATTTTTGATCTAATTTCCTCTATCTCTCTTTCCCCATCTTCATAAATTTCTCTTCCATTTAATTCGATACCACCAGGAAGTTTTACTCCTCTAAATTTGATTAAATTTTGTCCCCATTGCCTTTTTATTAATGCTGTTAGATATCTTTTTATGAAACTATCATTCCAAACTTTAGTAAAATCATCAGGATCTAAAATTCTATAACAATCAATTACAAAGAAATTATCTACTTTTTGCGCTCCCCATTCAATATCCAAATACATCCTATTTTGTCTTTTATTAAATCTAATTTGCTTATCTGTTGTGAGTAAAAAGTCGATGTCTTCCAAGTAACTTTTTACCATAGCATATTGCAATAATTCCACCGAATTGAAATAATATAAGTCATTTAAAAATAATTGATATTTAATACTAAACATTCCACCACTAATTGAACTTGTATCAAATTTAAATACTTTTTCTATTCCTATAACCGAATCGGGAACTTGGATATAATTTGCAGTTTCGTAAAAATTAAAACTTGTAGTTATTCCACTGATTGTAGAACTTCCTGTAGTAGTCTTAATTCCTACTCCAGTAGTATTTTTTGCAGTTCCCCTATCAATATCTGCTTGGGTAATTTTGTATTTCAGATACATTCTTTCAACACCATCAAAATGCCTCTCATGGAAGTACTGGAGGGCATCATCAACTAAATCATCTATTTGATCATCATCGACATTAATTTCCAATACAGGAGCACCCAGACGCCTTAAACAGTAATCTATAAGTGATTGACGACTATTTGGTTTTGACATTAGTAAAATATCTCCATATATTGAATTAAATCAATCTATAATTTATCTAGTTACTCCTTCTCTCACCAAAACCATACCTTCTATAACTCTAGCAGTTGTAGAAGTAATCCCATTATAAGCAATTATATCGTATATGTACCTTCCTGGTTTTAATGAGGAAGTTACCGATGTTGTCAATCCAATTTTTATTACTCCTTCACTAGGACTAACTTTAGTAGTAGTAAAATTGACCGCAGATGAACTAGCTGCATGTTTTCTCATCTGAGAAGTAATAGTATAGTTAGTAAGATCTAATGCTGAATTTGTATCAGAACTTTCTAAAGTAAAAGTTTGATTAAAATCAGTTCCAGCATTAACAACTATGTTGCTTACATATACTGCGGCCATCTACAAAAAATCGGACCTCTATTTATTTATATTAAGGTTGAACACCCAATTGAATTAATGCCTCTTGTTGAGCAAAATATAATTTTGTATATGATTTTGCAATGTTTTTTAGTAATTCTAAATCATCACAAGTATCAATTTCTCGTGAAATTTTTTCATATTCAAATAATTTTGCCATATTTGACAAATTAATTTTAGATGGATCCATTTTTTTCCAATAATTGTTTTAATAATTGCTTTATGTCACTCAATTCATTTTTCATTTGTTCAATTTCTCTTTCTTGCGATTGTCTTATATTTAATGAATTCACATATTTGTTATATGCAATATCATCACAATTTATTATAGCACCTGTTTTTTCATCTCTATATAAATTTGGATGCCCCTCAACTTTTATCATCGTACTGCTATTGTTCTAAATTCTTTAATTTTTGGAGCATATGCTTGGTTTGTACCCGACATTACAATTTTAATTGTATAACCAGTGAATAGATCTAAATTATCTGCAGTAAACTGATATTCGGAAAAACCATATGTCAAATTGGGATTTACATATGCATCTGGTTCTCCAGTATTTTTTCCAGAATCTATAACACTATATTTTCCATTATTATCTAATGTCAAATTATTATATCCTGGGAATAATTCAAATGCTTGAGTAACTTCACTAGAATCTGGTCTAATCAAACTATAAAGAACTCTAAAATCTGAAGATGCTGGACGATATGCAGATAAAATTACTTTTAATGATGTTGCTGGTTGCTGCAAGGTAATTGTATTTGAAACATATATACTGGAATGTGGATCATAAAGTCCAGAATTTACTCTACTATCCGAAATATAATCAATAATTGGTCTATCTAAGCGATTGCTATTAAATTCGGTGTGCGCCGAATCGCAGAAAATTGCAGGTGATAGATTTTTATCATTAGTATTTAATGTTATGGCGGTAGTGAAAGATTTATTTCTTGGAACTCCACTCAAATATTCAGTTTCATTTATTTTTGAACATACTATTCTCGTACTATTGAAAGTATTTAATTTATTTAATTCGACAGGTTCAAATCCATTATCTAAGAATGAAACCTCATCTCCACTAACACTAGTTCCACTTGTGGATCTTATTGCAGCACTTACTGATGTCAATGATCCTGGTGTTAAAATATTATAATTGGGAATTAATGCATTATATTGGATATTTTGAGTTGCATGAATATTGGGTCCTCCCAATGTATTTCTATCTGTAAATGAAAGTTGTGGAGCATTTGCCAAACTAGCATCTGCAGATCTATCAGTGCCTTTTGTAGAACTTCTATCAATTTCCAAATAATACTCATCTAAAGTTATATCTAAATCGCTAATATCATGATTGGTATTAATTCTTCTAAGAGAAACCCCATTTAGTTCATACTTATACATCAGAGTTCCAATTGGATGAACTATTGAAATAGTAGAATCTTGAGATCTACTGATTGTATTTAATAAACCATTCCCAACAGACTCATATTTAATAATTTCATTTTCAATTTTTACATATCCTGGATTCGTTGCACTTACTGGGATTCCTTCAAAAGTTCCAAAGTTTGCAGTATCTGCAATTGCAACACTTATTGTAGTGCTTTCTGCGATTAAAGGTGCAGAAATTGCTACAGGAGGATAATTTGGTTCAACATCACTAATTGTCAGTTTATTAACTTTGGAATACATTCCATGATCAAAATGAGAAACTCTTATAAAATTGCCAGAATTTTGATTTGTATCTGATGAATATGAAGTTATTAAAGTGCTTCCTAAAGATACTCTTGTTCCACCATTGTAGTATACAAGTTGTGCCGATCCATCACCAGTAAAGGATTCTGCTTGAACACCAGAAAGATATAATGTATCAATACAATTACCATTTCCAGTAATAGTAATTCTTGCATCTGTTCCAGTATTTCCTGCAGTTGAGGTTACAATACCAACTACATCGCCAACAGCATATCCATGACCTCTAGATACAATGGTTGGAGTTCCTGTAATTACACCGTTTGTTGCACTGATATTCAATACTAATCCAGATCCTTTTCCAGTAATATTGAAAGTGTCCACACTAGAATCTGTCACATAATTTTTTCCTCCTGTTGTCAATCCAACTGTTCCAACAGAGCAACCAACACCAACAACATATCCGTAGTTGTATGTTTTTGTACTCTCACCAATCTTTCTTCCTAAAGATAAGATACTAGTCAATGTTGAATTACTTACAGTAGTAATTCCTATTGTGGCAGTTTTGGGGAAAGTTGTTAGTGCATTATTATCCAAATTCTTAATATATCCATTGCTTGAATCTAAAGTTGGATTATAGAAGTAAGATGTACCAGACTGTGATGTAAACTCTGCCTTATAAAGTTTAAATTTCAAATCTTGATACTGATTTGCTGTCCATATAGATCCATTTTGAGATTTGAACAGACTTCCCATGGAAAACTGTGTAGTATATCTAACACTTGATGCATCTGGTAATGATGCAGTATTTACAGTTTTTTCTCCCATTTGTGCTGTCCACAATTCATAATCATCACTAGTATCTGAAATAATTACAATTGCATATTCTCTTCCTGGACTTAAATAAATTGGAGATTCGAATACAACATGAGTTGCTATCTCTGCAGTATCTGAAGTTTTTACATCATCAGGTCTCAATGTAACTGGTTTTCCTATAATTTCTCTAGTTGGAGTACCCAACTGCATATTTCTAATTTCAATTCTTACTGGATTATTTCCTGTTGGTTTTGCCGCAAAGAATAAATCTACCGCTGTTAAAAATGCACCATTTACATCATCATTGGTATTGGTTGGAGATGGTGCTTCAATATTTCCACCAACAACAAATGATTGAGCAAGAGGATCAACATATCTAGCTGTTGTAACAGTATCTGTACTTGTTTGTGTTATTAATGTATTTGTAGTAGTGTTAGTTGTTGTAATTACATTTTCAAATTGTTCAACTGTTCCTTCTGAACTATAACTAGTTTCTGCTGTAGAAACTGAAGTGCTTCCTGGTAATGGATCTTTATTTGTTGAACTTGAGGTTATTTTATATGTCTTATTACCAGTTTGAATTCTTACTGTTGGGGTAGGAGATGCATTTGGATCTCTCAAGAAAAATGTTCCGATTATATCGCCATAATTATCAGAAATCAATCTCAAATCTTTTACATATGCTACTGCGCCACTAGTTTGACCAACCAATACCATACCTTTAACCAAATATCCAGAATATCTTCCTTGAGCTTCTTCAGATAATGAAAAAGTATCAATATTCAAAACTTTGGAAGAACTACTATAACTTGCAGATAATTTTTCAGTTTTAATATATGGATTTATTTGATAAGTTGTTGTTGGAGCACTAAATGGACCATATTTGTGATTTCCAGATGCAACTCTAAAACTAATTAAATTTGCACCATTGAAAGTTCCAACTACAGTTTCTCCTACTTGAAATGCATTAGACGCGCCATAATTTTGTAAAGATGGGTCGTTTGCTATTTCTATCAATTTGGGAACAAAATCAACAGAACTATTGCCATCAAGGAATTGATAATACTGAGTTCCTGGTTTGAGCATTGTTACTGAAAACTCAGTATTTCTAGATCTCATAAATGCTTCTCTAAAAGATCCAACAAAAAGTCGTTGACTTGTTGTATCCGAATTTACAGAAGCATTTCTTATTTCATTTGATCTAGTAGTGCTTTCTACAGTTGTATCTACAAATCTTCCCCAACCTCCACCGATTGATACAGATCTACTTTCATTAGTATCTTGACCTCTAATTTCTCCAATATTCAAATTTACTGTAACCGACCTTTCAATAGTTCTATCTGGCAATTGTACAGTTCTAATCCAACGATCTTCCGATGGAGTTAATTTAATCTCTCCAGTATATACGATAACATTGAAAGGATTTACATTTTCAACTCTAGTTGCAAAAGGTTGTTCTATCCATCCAACAGAATTATATTTTAAAGTTATAAGATTTCCTGTTTTTTGAACATTTGGATCAAGTAAATCAAAATTAATTGACAAATCTAATTGTTCATCAATTAATTGACTAGCTGGAGCAATTTGACTTTTGAGCGAATTTCTACTAACAATTGGTGAAAGTTCTTTTAATTCAGGGTTTACTTGAATCTTAGATAATCTTCTGTTTATTAAATCAAAACTTTTAAAATCATCTACAAAGAATCCAGATTTAAATCTATCATTTCCCTGAGCATCTTGGATTTGAAGTGTTTGAGTATTTAATTCCAATAATGATAAAGAAGTAACTCTTTCCAAATTTTCTACTCTATCTTCAATTGCACCAATATCTCTCATGGTATATCTTCTATTTTCATCCAAAGATATTAATGCTTCTTGTGGAGTATAAAGATAAGGAGATAATCTAATTGTGGCAATATTCATCACCTCTAGATTTTTTCTAGGTTCTTTTGGACTTCTTGAAGACACTCCCTTTTCAACTATTAAAGATCCAAACTTATCAATATATAATTTATCAATTCTTCCCAAATAATAAGTATATCCTATTAAAGAACTTTCATTGGGAGATAAAATAACTTTAGGATCAGAATCAAAACTTCTTTGAGAAAAATCGAATGGTGAAGCACTAGTACTAGTAAAAACTGAAACTCTTGGTCTAAAATCTAAAGTATCTGATGCCCTCACACTGCCAGGTCCAATATTTGGTATATCATTCTGGAATCTTTGTTGATCATAACTTAAAACTGTAAATACATCACCACTATCATTAGATGGTACTGAATAATAATCAAATACAACCAATAGTTGTTTAGCGGGTTCAGCAATACCTGTTCTTCTAACTAGTTTTGAATAATCATAATATTGATCTTTTTGTCCTTTATCTAAGGTATAAGAATTTGTGATATTTTTATACTTCCCAACAGTGATGGATTCAATACTTGTAGTTATATTCGATTCTTGGAAAAGAACAGATTCCCCTTCGGTAAATGAATTTTCATTCAAATATACAATTCCCAAAATATTTGTACTTGGTTTTGTGACAACTCTTGCTACTGCTTTACTGGATTTTCCAACTATGTTTTCTCCAATTATTGCATTTGTAGTTACATTAGCACTAGCACTAAATTGAATAGTATCTAATACTGGAGATGATGAATCAAAAGATTCATAAACAGCAATTATCTTAGATACATCGGGATATTTTAAACAAATTTCTTCATCTTGAACTCTTAATCCATAATATTGATTATATGTCAATCCATCATTAAGAGAAGATCCATTAGTTGTTCCTGATTGAGCATATTTTGAAAGACTTACATTAATTGTTGCACTTTTATTGTATGTTTTTACCTTGGATTGAATTCCATTTTTAACTAATGATACATTAACAACAATATCGGATTGATTTGTTCTTAAATTACTAATTGTTACTATGTTGTTACTAAGAGAAAATTTATCAGAAGTCAAATTTTCTACTACTCCATCAGAATAATGGATAGAATATCTTTCTTCATCAAAAGATTGGAAAAATGCACTAGTAATACCAGTAATTTGGGAAATATTAAATGTCATTACACCAGAACTATTAGTAGTTTCTGATGTTATTTGCTCATTGAGAGATAAAAGAGAGTTAGATAGATTAACCGATGATACATTATCATCTGGTAGTTGTGCATATAATTTTCCTGGTCCACCTATGATTGGAGCCCCAAGAAATACATTGGTTGGGGTTACTGTAGTTCCTGGCAAAGTATTATCACATACATTAGAAACTGCTGCTCCAAGGGCAGCAACAGTTAATGTAGTTCCATTTACTGCCGTTACCCTATTAAATGTTTCTACAGATCCCGCAGATTTCCTATATTTGATAATAGTTCCTATATTAATACCTGTAAAAGGTTTACTGGAAGTTACTGTACCATCAGAAGCGATTGATACATTAGTAATTCCATTTGGAAAATAAAAATTTTCTAGTTTAGTATCTGCAGAAAAAGTTGGATATCCTGATGTTGATTGATATACGGATTTAATATTTTGTGTATTATATACTCTCAGCGATTTAATTGTTCTTGGAAATTCCAATCCATTAATAAGAATTTGTTCTCCTACTAAAAATGTTCCTGATGTTTGTCTTAAACTAATAGTGGTGGAATCTCCTCCAGCGGAAACTGCATATCCGCTAGCACCGCTACTTTTGCCTTTAACGAAAGAAGTTGCTGGTAATTCTGTGTTTGAAACTGAAGAATTTAAAGTTAATGTAGTATATGTCTGAATGTCGTAGAGATATAAATCCCAATTAGTTGCATTATTTGTATATGCAGCATCGGTCAATTCAAATGCATACACTCTAGCATCACCAATTGTAGATCCACTATCACCTACTCTTCTATCTTTTAATAAAATTGTATATTTTTGTCTAGGAACTCCTGAAACATTATTTACTTTTAAGTTATTACCCATTTCAAATGGAATATTTGAAGCATCTATGGTTTCAGTATCTCTTGGTTTTTCAACATCAATAATAGATGTACCAGTTTTTAATACATCATATCCCCTAACATAACATTTTCCTGGAGATACTTTTACACACATCAAATTGTCTGATGGGGTATTTCCTTGTTCAGTTTTTTCATCCTCAAAAAATAATCCATTATTTCCAAGTCTATCATTTAGTGAATTATGAACTGATGGAACAAATGGTTGTATAGCATAATCTCCAGATTCATCATAAGTTCTTTCAGCCAAATAATCTTTTATTATTGAATATTGACTCTTTGATTCAATTTTTTTAATTTTACCATCTTTAATTCTCAATAACTCAACAAAATCAGTATCATTTAGATCCGTTATTGGTTTTTTAGTTAAAGTTAATTTAATTTTAAATCTATCTGCACCAGGAGCTGCATAATTTGTAAATCCTTTTGCATTATCATATAATGTTGGATCATCTTTAGCAGTTACAATTAATTCGTCAATTTTTAATCCAACTCTATATGATGGAGTATTTGTATAATAATCTAAGATTATTGTTTGAAAATCTACATTTACAAAAGAACCTCTGATAAAGTAAACACCTCTACCAATAGATGCAGCGGAACCTATAGAAGTTGCATTTGTTGAAACTAGTGATGCAAATGGTGTTCCCGCATTAATTGTGGTATTACCATAAGTTATATTTTCATCTGCTATTAAAGATTCACCATCTTCAAATTGATTAAAAGTAAAATTATCATCGGATTCTTTGTATTTAACATATATTGTTAAATCTTCTACATTAGTTCCATCAGGCAGAACAACATATTGAATAGAAGCTGTTGTACCAGAAATTTGACCCCTTACAGTTTTTTTTATAAAATAATCAATGTATACTGAAATGTCAGTGCCATAATTAGTTGGGTTAAGTTTGACTGCATAAAATTGCCCATCATATGCAATATTACCAGGGATCACCATTGATCCCTCTTTAAATATATGACTACCAAACGATTCTATTTGATTTTGTAAAATAGACTGTAATGTAGTTAATTCTCTAGACTGAATCGGACGCCCAGGATTGAATAATACTTTATAGTAATTATCATTGGGATCAAAATTATCGTAATATGGACTGATATTTAAATTTGTTTTTTGTGCCATTTTTTTTAAAATTCCAGGATAATTTTAATGTCTTCTTTTTGTCTAGAATTTCTAGAAACTAGAGGTCTATTATCAATGTAAATAATATCTCCCGATCCTTTATTTATCTCAGGATTTGCCAACCCATTAGTAAATGTAACTCCCAAATTTATAACTTTATTTGCAACCGTAACTTTATTATCACTGAAGGAAGTATCAATTGATCCAGAAAATGGAATAATTTGATTTGATGTTGACTCAAAATCTAATACCTTAGAATCTTCAGATACTGTATTGTAATCTGTTTGATCCTTATTACCAGTAGCACCAAAATATAATGATCTATCTCTATAATATCTTAAAACCTTGGTCTCACTATCATATGAGGCAACATATCCTTTTGCAACTCCATCAGTTACTATTTGACTAATTTCTTGACCAATTGTTGGTGTTCCACTAAATGATGATGTGAGTTTTATTGAATATAATGATGAATATTGATTTTCTGTAAAAATAGAGTCTGATCCAAAACTGGTTGGATTTTTTAAAATTCCAATTTGGGCAAACTTAGTATCTGTCGGAAAATCTTTTGTCGAATCATCAAATCTAGCATAAATTAAAATCTTATCAGTTCCCAATTCTTTGTAGATATCATATCCATGACCTTTAGATGGAGGAATAATGGGTATCAATTTTGCTGGGTTGGGAATGGATCCACCAGGTTGAAGAGGACCCAAATCTACTATTCCATAGGTGTATCCACTTCCTCCAGATGTAACCGTAGCAGATAAAATACTACCATTTCCAGAATCCACTTCAATTAATACTTTTCCTCCAGATCCATCACCAAGTATATTAACTTCTCCGGAATTATAATTTGATCCAGCATTTTCGATATATATTTTTTTAATTTGGTTCTCATTTATAGTAGAATCTCCATTTTCTCTAACTGAAACTATCTGAGAATCTGTGGAAGTTTCCCATTCACTTGGAACAACAATATATTCGGTAGAATCAAATTTTATAACATCACTTGGAGAAACTGAAAAAAGATATTTCCATATGTAACCATCTCCACTTTCTCCTGCTGCAGATGGTTCCAAATCAGTAAATTTTGGTTCATCCTGAGAAGAATTTCCTTTTGGATTTTCTCCAGAAGATCCATTATCAATACAAATATAAACCCTATAATCACTATTCATTACATAGTAATTTGCATCATAAAGTCTATATGAATTTGATGTTGGACTTGGTTTTTCTGTACTATAATCATGTCGATACATTTCATACTTAAAATTGGCAGTCCAATCCAATCTTCTTATAATTCTTCTAATATTAGAATCTGTAATTTTTCTTGCAAAAATTGATGTGTCATGATAGTGCCCAGTATAATCAAAATTATCAACAGGTGATGGTGGGTTTTCATCCCAATTATCAGTCCTACCAAATCCAATGGATGCTGGATCTTGGTTGCACAATCCCGCAAAAACATAATAAGAATTTGAAGTATTTGTCACAGAATCAACAAAATTGTTGGCATTCAGTATTCTAAATTGATCTGTTACAACTGCAGCCATATTACTAGTTTTTTCTATATTTATACTTCATTATATGATAACTTTTGGTAATGATCCATTTAATCTTAAACCAGTACCTCTTCTTTGAATATCTGAAAAAGTAGAGAGACCAACATTAACTGTATTTCCAGATACTGTTAATGAAATTGGAGAATCTGAGCGAGTAAATCCAGATAATCTGCCCCAAGAAAATTTTCCTATTGGACTTGATATAGTTCCAGTTGTTGCTATCCCAACTGTAGATGTTCCAGATCTTATATTTGTAACTATTTCTGCGTTTGGTCCTGTAGATGTTATACTGTGTACATAATAAATGTTATCCAAGAATGTTGTACCAATTCCAACAATAGTGGAATTTGAAGTATTAATGGAAGTGACACCTTTACCTACAGATGTATCAAAAATATAAATTGGATAACCAGTTGATAATCCACTGAAACTTGAAGTTGCAGATCTTAAGAAAAATTTAAGTGCTAAAGGATTTCCACCAGTACCTGTTGTGGTTCCAATTCCAGTAACAATTCCAGAAAATCCACTAACTAAAGAAACATCTTTAATTAATTCCATTTTTAAATTATCATTAGTAGAATTTGGATCCACTATTAATGAATTAAATTTAATATTTGGTGAAACTAGATTTTCATAATTGAAAAATTGTGCATTATCTAAGAATATTTGTGTATCTGTGGTGGAGAAATCCTTAATTATTTTTGCTGTTGGATATACTTGAGATTCTATAGAGTCTCTAGATTTATAAACTATTTCTCCATTAATTTCAGTATCTACCTTTTGCTTGGTCCAGGCAAGAGGTTTATAATTATTTACATCAATACCTTGATCAAAATATAAGTTCGTTTCAAATTTATCAGAATATTGTAAATCAAATACTTTTCTTCTATTTTGAGATATTAAATTAGTATTGTTGCCGTTTAATACCTGAACAATATCACCTTTTTTGATGGTAGTGTTCACAGGGACGAGGGAACTATCTTCTTCTTTTGTTCCTCTGTAGAAAAATACTGCAACATTATCACTTTCTTTGGGAGCAGTTGTAAATGTGAAGGAAGTTCCGCCATCAAAATTATATGCAATTCCTGGTTCCTGAATTACTCCGTTTATGACAATTAATAACAAATTATTCATATTAATTTCTGGAGAATTTTCAGATTTTTCAAAACTAAGTAGCGAGGAATTATAATATAATGGGAAAGTAGTTCTTTCTCCATCTTGGTAACTCTTTATAGAGTCAATATAATCGAATTCTCCAAATTGCCAGGATGCAAAAGAATCTGAGAATGTGTCAATAACTGTTAATTTGAATTGGGAAATTGGAGATGACAATCTACCGCTAGTAACTAATCCAACTGGTGTAAATACATCTCCTTTATTAAATCCATAACCCTGTCTTGTTATGTTGAAAGTTTTAACCTCAAAATAAGTAGATCCAATTCCAGTAGTTGAACTTGCACCAACTTCAATATCTAATAATAATCCAGTTCCTGTAGTAGTTGTAGTTCCAATACCCAATCTAGAGATTCCAATAATTTCAAGATTTTGATATGATGGTGGAGAAACAAATATTTGTGGATTTGTGTATCCAGTACCACCATTTGCCACATTAAAGGATAATGTTCCACCAGCACCGACTGTCGCAGTAATTGATGCTGGAGTTCCTGTATGTCCACTTTGATATACACTCACTCCGATTGAAATAATTCCGTTATACCCAGAACCTAATCTATCCGTAGACCCCTTACCTACAGAAATTATGCTTCCAGAGTTTACAACTGCCGTGACAGAAGCGCCTGCAAGTGGAGCATATCCCAATCCTCCAGATGATCCTAAAGAAACAATTATTCCACCCCTTGGTAATTGATTTTGATTTACATCATAAACTGATGTAATAATATTTCCTTCATTATCAGTTATTCCTGAAAATACTACACTGGATACTCCCACATTTGTATTTTCATATATTCTAAAATTATTTGCGGGATTATTATCTGTTGTTGGAGTTTGGAAAATTCCATTTATTAATAAAATTCCATTTCCTCCAGTTAATCCTAATCCTGCAGTATTAATTCCCTGAGAAGTTAATGTAAATGTTTTTCCTATTCCAGTAAATTTTAAAGAAATATCATCATATATTTGATTTGTTGTATAATTATTTCTTAAATATACTCTTCCTGTAAAATCAGCAGTTTCAAACGATAAATTGCTACTATCTGTAATTATTTGAGGATTTCCTCTTGGAGACTCCGCAAAAAATATACTATTTCCAACAATATTATAAGATCCTTTATAAATTGTTGCAATTCCTGTAGTATCTTGGTGGGATGTTGCTGATGATCCAACTGCTCCTCTGTTAACTTGAACCAGATTAATATTTCCAGTATTTGTAATTGGTCCCACACTAGTAGTTCCAAGTCCAACATTCGTAATAGACATATATTCATTATCTATTTTTAAAATATCATTTGGTTTTATTGAAGAAATTCCACTTAATGCAAATATTGAAGATTGTGAATTAATTTGTCCACCGTTATTAGTTAAATTATATTTTAATGGTGTAAATGTAATTGGATATTGAATAACATTATCAATTGTAATAATAGTTTTTGAATTTTTTTCATACATTTCAAGTTGATGAGCATTTCCAACACCATAAGAAGTAAATGTTACACCTATTCCTTGTTGTGCATAATCTTTTCTGGTAGATAGTTTGAATGTATCTTTGGAAGTTTTGATTACATAGACATCTGATGGCAAACGATTTGTTGTAATCCCCAAAGAATTTAATGTTGTACCTATGCCTACAGCACTTTGTGCAACTCCAATAAATGTAGATTTAGGAGTATAGATTAATTTCTCACCATTACTAAAGAAATGATTTTTTATTGAAAACTCACCAGTTGCAGGATTTAAAATAGAACTATTTGTAGGATCAAAAGTATATGCAAATATTGGATATCCATCAGATGTTAAATTAAATTCTTTTCTGTTTATTCTATTTCCATTGATAGCATTATAAAAACTAACTTCTACAGATTCTGTTATATTTCCATAGTATAAGTTTGGAGGAATATTAACAGAATCAACATATGTGTAAACACATTCATTGAAAGATGATAAATTTATTCCCGATGTTATGTTTGAATCTGGATAAAATACTAGAGAGAAATAATTTCCATTAAATGAACCACCAAAAGTTCCTATTCCAGTAGTGCTCCCTACAGAAAGAAATGCTGATTGTTCAACATAAATGTTAGATGTATCTTGAACTAAAAATACTTGATGAAGACTACTAGTAGATCCAACACCAACTTTAATTACTGATTTTAATGCATTGAAATCATTTTTGTTCAGTGATATTATTGATGATGCTGCAGAAACATTAGATTGATATTTTGATTCATATGTTGCAGTTCTTTCATATCCATTTATTTGACCAGATAATTTAAATCTATATGTTCCAACACCAACTGATGTTGTACCCAAACCAACAATTTTTGATCTAATCTTAATAGAATTTGAAGAATTGTTGTTATAACTTAATGATAATATTCCAGAAGATATGTTTGCACCGAATGAACCTATAGAGTTGCCAGAATAACTATCAGTAGTAGATATTGTATCAAAATAATATTCGGAAATATAAGTATTAGTTCCATCATGAGTTAAATATAATTCAACAAAATTCATTTGATTTGTTGAATTATCAACTATTTGAACATTGGCGCATAGTGATTGTATTTTTCCAGATTCTACAGAAAAAATTGAAGTTGATAGTCCAGAGTTTACTCCCGTAGTAGAACTTGTTAGGTTTACAAATCCTACAGAAGTAGTTCCAATACCTGCCGAATATGAACTAAATTTATTTCTAATAACTTTTACATCATAATCATAGTCATAAGGATTTGCTGGATTAAACTGTAAATATTTTCCATCAACTTCTTCTGAGATTGTAAATTCTCCGTATGCTAGATATGAATTAAATATAGATCCCTTTTCTAAAATATAACTTTCGGAACTGTTATTTAAAATTACTATCTCTGTTAATTGAATCTGAGCATTTGATGGATCTGAAATTCTGACCAATATTCTATTGTATGTTTCTGCAGTATCAATTTTAAAAACATTTAAATATTCTGATGGTTCTCCATCTAAATTGGAAAATTGTCTATGAATGTCATCAATTTTTAAAACATTATTACTTATACACTCAATATAACTTGATAATTTTTTATTTTTTAAATTTAAAAATTTGGATGAATTATTTGTAGTATCAATGTCAACATCTTTAACAAGATCAAAATTATAGATCGTATCTACCCTATGTTCTTCAGATAAATCTATGAGATCTAATTTAGATGTACTATAATTTTTTGTTGTCAAACTTACTTTAGATATGATTTCAGTATCTGCAAAGTTTTTTAATCCACTAGTATGCACTAAATTATTAACAGGTGTCTTTAATTCATTATAAGTAATGGGACTCTTTATTGTATAAGAAAGATTTTGGTAATAGTCATTATCAGAAATTACTTGATTATCCTGATTCAGTTTTCCAATATCATTTGACCATCCAATATTTTTTTCTACCGAATAATCAATTTTAAATTTTCCAAGATTAGATTCAATTTTGCTTATAGATGCAATACTTCCAGATGTTTTACCTTTAATAATATCTCCAACAGATAACTCATAAGATCCAAATACCTTGACAAATGATTTATCCGAACTTGTGATAACCAAATCTATTTCAATTCCATTTGATATTAATTTTTCACCCACTATAAACAAAGATGGATCTTGAATTACTTCAAAACTTGGATAGTCTTTATATGCAATAATAACTGGAAATGAATCTTGTATATTTTTTGCTATACCAGTATTTGATGTCAGTTGAGATACATCAATTTCAACTTTAACTGGATTTACAGAATTATCATAATCACTTATAGTAAGAAATTCATATCCATAATCTTCAGAATTAAATCCGGATCCATCTTCACTTATTTTTTTAATTCCTTCAATATAAACTTTATCTCCAATTTCAAATTTATTTTCATTAAATCCAAGTATTGGTGTTGTTATAAAACATGTAAAAATACCAGCAGAAGAAGATTCAACTTTTAAAACACTAATACCGTTATCATTATTAACTGCAAATAAACTTACAGTAGTGGAAGGTAATCCTTTTGGAGTTTGAATAATATCTACCGAAGTAATTGAATTTTGAGATAATTTTGCTTCTAGAATACCATTATCTATTTTTGTTCTTGTTTCGGAATCAACTACTATTAATGAAGGTGCTTTGAGATAATTTTTACCACCATTTATTACATTAATTTTAGATATTAGGTTTGAATTTTCTAATGTTACTAATGGAGGTACGAAGGCAGTTGGTTGTATTGTTTTATCTTGGGAATAATCAAAACCCTCATTTACAATCCTTACTTCTTTTGGATTTCCTATTGTATTTGATTTTGCAACGATATAAGCATCTTTTCCTGTTTCGGATGTTAGATTTGAAAAAGATGGAAGTTTTTTATATCCACTACCACCAGAAATAATATTAATATGGTTAATTGGTCCTTTTGATGTTAATGATGTTGTACTATACTCCAGAATATCACATTCGGATTGATTGTATGATAATTTTTCTGGATTTTTATTTAAAAATATATTGAAAGTAGTTGAACCAATCCCAGAAACAGAATATGTATTTGTATATTCGCTGTTTGTAAATAATATTTCTGAGTAGTTTGTTACTTCATTGTCTGCAGTACTTATATACCCAGATTTTTCCAAATTATAATATAGTTTAGTTGGCAATTCATTAGAATAATGTAATGTTAATGACGCATATGTTGTTAAACCAACCGTGCCAATACCAGTTACTGTAAAACCACTAGTTGAAGCTGTAGAAACAAATTCATTTTTAAATTCTTGGTCATAATATACTTTTAATTTGTATCCATATAAAGAGGAATCTGATAAATTGAAAATTAGATCATTATTCTTAATAACTTTTATTTGAGGATTTACAAGACTAATTGATTGATATCTTCCGCCCGTAGATGCAAAACTTACTGTATTTGGGGGATTAATTGTCGAATCATAATAAGTTTGTGAAAATTTTATGTTATTATCATCTACTTTATATACAAAATATGATCCAGTAGATAATCCTGAAGCAATTGTATCTGTAGAAGAATAAAATACTTTATCTCCAGTATTTAAATTATGAGAATTAATCGTAATAATATTTGTTGTTGTATTAATTCCAGTTGAATTAAATCCTAAGGGATTAATAAGTATATTCTCAAAAGAATTTTTCTTAACATATATTGAAGTTGAAGTTCCGATACCAACAGATAAATTTGGATTGACATTTAAGTCAATTTTATCACCAAATGCCAATTCATGAGATGTTGAAACTGATACTTGTGTTTTGATTCTTTTAACTTTTCCAATTATTTGAGAATAATCACTAATCAGCGAATAAGTATCATAATCACTTCCATTGTTTAAGAAAAATAACTCTGGAGAATCTATTTGTGTTTTTATTCCTATAACATTTATATTTTTATTCTGAATATATAAAACTTGAGAATTTCCTGAACTTGGTATGTTGTAAGATGGAGTTCCAGTTTTGGAAGTTGATACTGAAATGTTAGCCGCACCATCTGGTTTGACAAAAATTACTTTTTGATTAGTTTTAAATGGGTGATTTTCAATATAAATTCCTTGAGTTGGAACAACTCTTGTAATTGTTGAGTCACCAAGTTGAACTTCTATAGAAGTTGTTATTCCAGTTTGTGTTCCTATACCTATAGACTCTATAGGATTAAAATAAACTTTATTATTAAGAGAAGACTCAAAATAATTTACATTATTGGAAATTGTAAAAGAATCTGGAATGAAATTTATTTGAGATGTTGCAGTATGTGATATTCCAGTTGATCCTCTTATTACCTTTAAAATACTTAAATCTTTAAATATTTCAATGACTTGACATATTTCAGTTGCACCAATACCAATACTACTACCAATAGATACTGATTTTGGAATTTGTGAGACATACAACTCTGTCGATACACCAGCAGATTGGGATGGAACAGATTTTATAAGATTTGAATAATAAGAAGTAACTCCTATTGTATAAGAACCATTCAATTTGCTCAAATTTGTAGAAAATCCAGATATAACGACATTATCAATGTTTGACAAATTGTGATTTGGTAAAATTGTAATATTTACTTGATTTTCATTTTTCCAAGTAAAAATAGCATTTTCATAATTTTCTACTGATGTAGAAAGATCTAATATATCTTTACCTTTTATTGAAGAAACTCTTAACAATAATCCTCCACCATTTGTTCCAGTATCGTCAGAAGTAAATGAATCATTGACTTTATAATTTGATCCAGAATTTAAAACATCAACACTATTAATATATCCATCAGTTACAGACTCAATGATGGATGTTTGTTTTGAAAATTCATTAGACTCAGACAAGAAATCATTGTCTGCATATGGGTCAGAAACTTTATATGGAAATGTATTTCTAACTAAATTTGAAGAGTTAAAGTCGAATGATTGATCTATACTTATATTTTCTTCTATAAAATTCGATCTATATGTATCACCAATAAAGTATGGGAATTTGGATTCAAATGTCCCAACTTCAATGGGTGCAAAATATGCATAGATACCATTTGGGAATTCTGGAGTTTTTCCAAATCTTCCATTATTTTCATCTAAATCTCCAGAATTAGTATAATTATAATCCTCAACAAAAAATCCATATCCGAATTGTGTAGGTCTATCATTAATATTGTTTGAATTTAATTCATAACCAGGTTGTAAAATTTTTAATTGAGAATTCTTATCTTCTGGATCTGAATATCCATATGATCCATAAATCGGGTTTCCGTCATATGCCCACCCAATTATAGGAGAATGTTTTTGTCCAACATCTTTAAATGACTTCTGTAAATTATTAAAATAACCACAAACAGAATATTGCAATCCATTTTCAGTTTGATCTAATAATTCATCACCAAACTTAATATTGTTATTTACAGTTAGGTCCCTTATTTTTAGATCAAAAATAGCATTTTTTCCTGTTGGAACTACTTTAATAGTAGTTGTTCTGCTAGAGTATCCAAGTCCAGGATTTGTAATGATTACTGATGTTATTTTTCCATCGCTTATGACTGGTCTAAGTTCTCCCCCAGATCCAGATTCTGAAGAATCCACAATAATCAAGTCTGGAGAAGAATAATATTCATAACCACCATATTGAACATTGACCGCTTTAATCATTCCATTGACAACAACTGGTCTCAATTGTGCTTCTCTACCATTTTTTACTGATAAAATTGGTTTTTTATGTAGATTTAATATTGTTGAACCGTAACCAGTACCATTTTCATACAGATATACATCTACAATACTACCTTTAACACTTGCAGTTAGATTAATAGATCTGAATTGTTGCGATGTAGTACCTAAACCAACTTGAGTATATGATATTGAAGCTGAAATTGTTGGATAACTAAAATATTGATATCCCGATCCGCATGAAGTGAATTTTACATAATTTTTTCTATTATAATTTGTTATATCTGTACCACCAATTCCCGCATCACATAATCTAAATGAATTATCATTAAATTTTAAAACATAGAATTGATTAGATGTTGAAAGTCCTACTATATTCGATGTTTGATAATTATATGTTATAATGTCACCACTGTTAAATCCATGATTTTCAAAATTAATAGTATAATTTAATGTTGATATTCCAGTAGGTTTTACGATTAATTTTCTATTTTGATAACCACTTCCACCATTAATAACTTTAATTTCTGAAATTACTTTTTTATTTGAAATCGTAGAAAATTTATGAAGTCCTGAGTTGTATACTTCAGTAAATCCTATAGTATTAATTCCTGCTGAGTAACTTGAAAATGATGGATATAATTTTATTGATTTATTATTTTCAATTTTTACATAATATGATGAATTATTAACCAAAGTTAAATTTTGATCAATATCACTTCCACCAAATGTGCCTATCCCAATAGGTATATTTCCATTTGAATTATAAATTACTTCTTGTCCATTATTTAAATTATGATCATCTAAAAATGTTATGGTATCATATACATAATCAACTCCTCCAGAATTTGATGATAGTCTTCCATCAAAATAAATTTCCTTTACATTTTTCTTAAAAATTGGTTGAAGAACACATCCAGCACCATTACCACCACTTACTCCAATTGATACTATCGAATTAATATCAAATTCTTGTGGATCTATAAAAACTTTTTCAACTTTACCACTAATAACTGGTTGAATTAATGCAGTTATACCTATTCCAGCAGATAATTCTATAACTGGTGGATTTACGACATCATAATTTTTTCCACCATTTAAAACCCTTACAGATTTTACAGGGCCATAATAAATTTTATCATGTGATTTATAACTTTTAATTTCTACACCATTAACTAACATTCCAATTGAACCAGGAACTGTTAGTTGATGTGTTCCATTTTGAGTATTTTGATTTAATGGAAATTTTTTCAGTAATTTTTGTGCTTGAATAATTGCAGATCTTTGAGAATATAATATGAATTGATGATCAGTAGAAAAATCTGAGTCCTCAAATTTTAAATTTCTATCACTACCAATAAAAGATTTTGAAGCATACAACTTAATTCTATTTTTTAAATCCTGAACTTCTACATAATAGGATCCACCTTCAGTTAATCCAGCAATGACATTTGATTCTGGTATGTAATAAATTCTATCTCCAGTAATGTATGGAACATCAGCAGAGCAATTTATAATCGAATATAAATTATCAGCATCTTTGTCGGACAAACCTACCGCAAAAGCACTATTAGTATTTTTTGTTATTTGATACGCATAGGGTATATTTAATCCTTTGTTATTCGATGGTAATGAATTTGATGCAACATACATGTATTCATCATTTTCATTGTATACATTTTGTATATCCGATAAAATAATATCATTTCCAAACTCAATGGGTACTTGAGAACTGCTAGATTTATTAATTTTTCTTCTCAAATCATATTCTTCACCAGATACTGGAGTAAAATTAAAATTGTTTAATGCAAGTGTTTTTGTATTATTTTCTATTTCATCTCTAACATACGGAAAACTTTCAGATTCAGTGGGAAATTTTACATTATTAGTACCCCTTTCAACAATTTCTACTAAATCACCCTCTTTTAAACTTGACTTATTGATTGGACTTTTTACTGTTATTGTAGATCCACTAATATTTTGTATTTGATATCTGGAACTTGTATTGTATATCCAAGAATTTGCAAATATTTCTTTATACGATTTATCTTGAACTGGATCTTTAATTATTTCTCCAAGATTTTTTATTGATATTTCTTCTCCAGTTTTAGATTTAAAGGTATTAGATATCGGTACAAACTCTGATAATACACCTGTAATTCTAAGTTCTACTTTTTTTGTAGTATCTCCATTTTCATATCCATAATAAATTTCATCAGATCTTATTGAATCTGTAGAATTAATTTCTTCCTCTACTCCAGAACAACCTAAAAATTGATTAATGCTTTTTCCAGTATATGTTATGGTATTATTTCCAGATATAATAGTTCCAGTTTTGCTAAATCCAATTGTAGTGTCAACACTAATTACTGATGCTCCTATAGAAACATTTTCTAAACATTTTGTATTAGGAGTAATTGTAAAAGTACCTTCAATCGCAGATCTATCATCATTTCCAATAAAGAGAGAAATTTTATAATATCTTTTATTTTGTCTAGTAAATACTTCTACTTCAGAAACTGGAGCATTAGTGTCGGGATCTGTAGACTTTGTAATTGTTTGACCCACTAATTTTGAAGGATCTCCAGAAATTCTTTGTGCAGATACAACTCTTCTTCTAATGTATTCTGCAGATGATGGTTTGATTAGAAAATCTTCTAAATTTATTACCTGAGGGGTTATTCCGTAAAGTACATTAAATAAAATTTTAAAAGACTCATCAGTACCTTTAGATTGATAAAAAGATCTGGAATTTTTTATAAAATTTCCTACATTTAAATCGGAAACAAAATCTACATCCTCTAATCCTGGAGTTAATGCAAATTTTATTTTTTTATAAAATTCTTTTAAAAATAGTGAACTTAAATTCTGTACCGAAGATTTTGAAGTATGTGCTGAGGATTTAGAAGTTGAAAATACTAATTCTTCTTGATTTGATACTGCATGATAAGAAGTAATACCACTAAATCCACGAATACATCCAGTAAAAGTATTAGTAGTAATTCCAGTATATGTGATTATTTCATTATCAATTTTTAACAACCCA